AACTAACGCGCGCGTATATAGCGTTAAGGACTTCAGATTTTTACGTCTAAACTATCTGGGACGCGCCTATACCGATCATCTGAACGGGTGTTTACGAGTAACAGGTTTCTTCTTTAGTTTAGCCAGTGCTTGTTCTAACTCGATTAAGCCTTGTAATAGATACCGTCCTAATCGTACTGATTGAACTGTCAGCATCCAAACGACGTTTATAACGTTGTAGTACATCGGTAGTCTATTTGATTAGTCTTAGATCATCGACGTGGTTCTGGATGTTATTCATATCGTTCTCCAGATACTTCAGCCTAAGGTTTTGTTCTGAATCGGCAGGAAGCGCACCTAGTTCTCCTCTGGGCCATTTAACACGGAACTCGCTGTTTGCTTCTACTTCGTGTCTTATACGCATGCTGTCGATCTCCAGAGCCGTTATACGATTAACGATTACACTGTACGTCCAAACAATCGTACCGATACCCAGTATTAGTTTTATAGCGAACGCCAGATTGGCTTTGACTTGTGTATTTTCAGAAAGGGTCTCGTTCATCATTGTCGTCATCTTCTAGTAGATCGTCATCAGCTTCGAACATGACTTCATCAGTAGGTTCTACTAGGTAATCGAGTTTAACCATCTCTAAGCAACCGATTATAGTGGCGTGGTTAAGGTCAAATTCGGTACGAAACCTGTTAACGACACCTTGTATCTCATATAAAAAAGCGTCTGTTTGTTCGTTGTTATCCATAGGTTTAGGTAATAGTAGTAAATTAAAGTCTTGACGGATCTGAAAACTGGTTATAATTAGTGTTAACGGCTTACGTTTAAATCGTCGTTTAAAACGGCTTCGTACCCGAACGGATTTTAAAAGCAGATTTTAACAGGGTTCGTTTAAAACGGTAAACGTCCTGACCGTAAGTTGTAACATTATACAGCCCCTCATTCGAACGAGGTTTTTCAAACCAACACCTAACGGTTCGTACCCATGAGTCGCACTATAACGTTGTACGTTTTAATCGTTAGGGTCACGGGTATCACCAAGTAAGGACGTTTGATTGAGCGGTAGTAAACGACGTTTTATAAGCTGCTTGTTTAAACCGTTCTAGTTCTTCGGTCATTAGGTCTTGCTTTCTTTCGTTGATCTTCAAGTCGGCGTTTACTGCCATTTGCTCGACCCAATATCCTATTGCGATTGCAAGCGCGTCTAAACGGTCGTCTTGAAGAAGCGCGCCTTTGTCTTTTGTTAATCTACTTAGTTGGTATAAAAGCATATAACGAGCTTGTTGCTCGATAGGGTAACCTTGTGCCGACTGAAAATCGCGTCTTATAACGCTAGGATCGACCACTAATTTGTGTGCATTTAAGACAGGTTCTAGGGTATCTACTATGCGTTTTTCCTTCTGTATATGATGTCTTACTTCGTTGATAGTAACAGGGTAAACATTGTTGATTACAGGCTTAAAAAGCTCGGTAAACATCCCGTCTCCCATATTAGATTCTACAATGATTTCGTTGACTTTGTAACGTTTGGCTAAACCCGCTAGTTCTTTAAGAACGTTCTCTCCGTAGCCACCACGAATACCATTACAAGCGTGTACGAACAGTTGTCCGTTTAGCATTTTTACAACGGAATAAGCTGTTTCATCCTTACCCCGACCACTAGGGTCTATACTCATTACCGAACCTGTGTACGGTATAAGTTCTCCAAGTGTATCAAATGGTCTAAAGAATCTATCTCCGTTGAAACCGACGTTTGGTAGATCCGTCCAGACCTTGTCTGGTGCGCTGGCCCAAACGTACTTTTCATTGGCTAGATCGTTATCTAGGTCGTGTACGATTATATCGTTGATCTTCAGTGGGTATCTATCAGCATCGCTTAGACGTGGATTAAGCATGAACTGTAAGGCGTACCCGCTCCTACCGTAGCTTAGTTTACGTTCTTCGAGGTCAACATCCGTAAAGCGTAACGGTTCTGTTGTCTTACCGATGTTGTTGTCGTTAGCTGTATTAGCGATATAAGGCGATATAGCCCCGTCATAGACCTTTTGATCGGTGTCTGTACTAACGTACTCACTCGTCCATATACGGGCGTTATAGCCCCTGTCACGAAGCTTGTTGTATATGGAGTCTTCGCATTGGGGTGTACCAAGAAAGATGATGCGTGAGCTGTCTAGGGGCTTTACGATGGCTTCGAACTCTTTGACTTGTTCGTCCAGCTTATCTCGCATCCCTTGGGTAGCTGAGTTGTTAGGTACTTCGATGTCGTCTGCTACGATTATGTCTGCACGACTACCTGTTAGCTGGGACGTTATACCAAGTGACTTAACCGACGGAGCGTGTGAAGCGGGAGCTAAACCAACGTCAAAGCTGATCTTACTAAACCGTTGACCATCACGTGGTTTAAGACCTTGTAAGACTGGTATGTCGTTAATGATCTTCAAGGTAAACGTCGAGAAGTCATCTGACCTGCTTTTACTGGCAGACACGACAAGGATGTTCTTGGAAGGGTCTAGTAGCAGTTGATGTACGACGTATGCACTACAAATCCACGACTTACCGACGCCACGAAAAGCCATAATAACTGATCGTTTTGGGCCGTCTTGTATGTAGTTTGCTATGTCGTATTGAAGATCCGTTGGATCGGGTAACCCCAGATGCTTCCAAACGACGAACAAGAAGTTACGGAAGTCCCGTAGTTCTGTTGGTACGCTCACTTGGTTTGACGTAACGCTTCCTTGTCTTCGTCGCTGTCGTCGAACGGCAGGACTTGAGCGAGGTTACCAAGAGGCGACCCTTGTTCGCTTAGACTGATCACGTCGTTGTCTTTAAGTAGTTGCCTTGCTCCGTTAAGGATTGCAGCGTTCACCTCGATGTCACCGTCTCTCATCTCTTGTATAGATTGCTTATAGGTGTCTGCAAGGAGTACTTGTAGTTCTTCTAATTGTTCGCGTTTTTTCATAATAAATTGTTCAACACTTCCAACGCCGTAACGCCAGAGCCTTTCTAGTAGGTCGTCCTTTACTGTCTTTCATCGGGCCTTTGACTCCGCTCATACGCGCACAGAACGACCGTTTACGACCGCCTCCTCCTGGTTGTGGAGCTTTAAGGTTAGAGCCAGTAGCACGGTTATACTTACGTCTGCCTTTGGCTGTAAGACCGCCTTTCTTGCTTTTCTCGCCACGACCTATGGATAGTGATACGCCTTTTCGTTTAGCCATGTTATTTCTTAAACCCACGTTTCATCTTGCCGTAGGCTTTAGGCGATATGGTTGACTTACTTTTAGGTCGGCTTATTCCCAGTTTCCTGCGGTTGTTAATGTTTGCGTATAGCCCTTTTTTCTTTTTCATAATGTTATCGTTTCATCAGCATCTCCATCATGCGATCTAGTTTACTGTTAATTTCTTTAACTGACGTTTCCAACCCGCTCATACGGTTTTCCACAGCAGTGTCTCGTTCACGTTGAGTAGCCAATTCGACTTCAATCTTGGTAAGACGCTTCTCATCAGTGTCCAATCGATCAGAGAACTTCTTACCGATCCAACCGAATACGCCAAGTACTACGGCAAGAGCAGTGTCGAGGAAGTGGGAGATTTCTTCAGTCATTGTTTTTAAGCTTCTATTTCTTCTACGACTAACGTCCAAGCCAACACTCCACCGAACAACCGACCAGTATCAATACCGTTTACGTACATCGTGTCAGAACCGTTAGCGCCGTATCGAACGGATATAGTCTTAGCCGTAGTAGCACCAGGGGCGTATTCATAGACACCGTTTAACGGGTACGGGTGAGAGTTTGAAGCAGACGCTCTAGTGCCTGTAATAGCGTGTATGGCATTAGATGCACCGTCAAACAGAGCGGCAGTACATTTAGCTCCCGTTGTGTCACTGGTGAAAGTACCTCCATAGGTTATCCGTAAACGGTTGGTAGCAGCGCTTAATGTTCCCGTGGTAAGCGTAAGTATTTCAACGCCTTCGGTATTTTGTGGTATTGTGTCGTCTGCTGGTAAGTCCGCAGCGGTTGAACTGTAGGTAGTGTATTCAGCGTAATATCGACTTACGATCTTTCCACCGCCTACGTTCGTTAAAGCCGATCCGTCCACGGCAGGTAGCTTTGCAGAGCCGTCCAATTGAACGACGTTTGAAGCGGAGGTTCCTACGTTTAAAGTAGCAGCCGTACCTAGTGAAGCTGTCGTTGCATAGGTGGAACCTGCGTCTACGTCTGATACCATTCGTGAGTGTGTCTGTGTAATTGCCATATATAGTGGTTATTAAGGATTAAATCGATTGGTTTTCGGAAAGCGTTCCTTTAATGAAGACATTTCCGCTTGTGTCCAATTTAAGAAGTCCTGTTGAAACGCCTCCAGCAATCGAATTGAACTGTAGGAAACCACCGTCTACCGTTATGTTGTAAGTGGTTTCCGACCCTCCGTGTACCGTATCTTTCAACTGCAACGTGACTGAAGGCGCTCTTATAGATACGGTAGCGGTTTCGGTTCCCGCAGTTCCTTGGTTTTCAACCAGCAAGATGCTGTCGCCTGTGTTTCCAGTAACAGCTAGTTCGCTTGACAGTGAAGGTTCCACATTACCGATTTGAACGTTTCCGTCCATTTTGATCTTTGGATCTGTATCGGTAGCGTTAGCAGTAGTACCTATGCCAAGCGTTCCGTGAGTGTGGTTGACGTTCAACAGACTGTCCGTACTGCTGATCATAGCAGACGTTACGACGTTATTTGCAATCGTCAGAGCGGTTGACCCAGTTACGTCTCCAGTATGGGTAGCGTTCGTAACCTTTGCCGTGTTAGCTGCAACAGATGTGTTGTTCGATACTTCCGTATCAAAGTCCGATATGGTTGACGCTGCTTGCGTACCTGTATGTATCGAACGGTCTTTTGCAGAGCTGTCCAGTTTGGCGGCAGTAATATTACCGTCTAGGATCTTCGCAGTAGTAACGGAGTTAGACGCTAGTTTATTTGAGTCGACTGCTGAATTGTCGATCTGAGCAGTACTAACCGTACCAGTCGTGACGGGTATTGCATATCCACGCTGAACGACCACGATGTTCGATCCAGTCGGAGGAGCGCTTGTAAAGGTTATGGTGTTAGCGTCTGCATCAATAGCGTAAGAAACGGTAGGTTCCTGTAG